GGCATTGATGCCGTGCGGAGTGTGGACGAGCGGCACCCCGTACGAGCGAAGGATGTCTTCCACTGTCATCTGCTCGTCAGACATTGTCTTTACCTGCGATGCAGACGTAGCCGTCGGCGATGCTACGGCCAATCGGAGTGATGTACAGGCTGTTCGATCCAGACGTGCTGGCTGTTACGCGAGCGTTGCCGTGGACGTGGTCTGCGATACGGCGTAGATCGATGTGCTCGCTTGGCTTGTCGATCCAGTTGATTGTCTCCTCCGGGTCAACGATGAGGATGGTGACGAGGATTGATTCGTCTTTTGCGACGAGTCCGAAGCGGGCGAGCATGTCGCGCGTCATGGTCTTGGTGACGCTGTCGATCGTGTTTGCCTCGCTGGCGAATGCGCTCATGCGCTCTGCGATCTGCGCCTCCGTGAACGTCATGTCGTCCGGGTCTGGCGTGCGGTCGTAGTCGTCCTGCTCGCGAATGTGCCTTGTCATGTCTTACCTCTTCCTTTCGATGATGTAGTGCTCCGTTGATCCGGAGCGGCTGATGAACGTGACGTTTCCTTTCTTGTTCATCAGGTCGTGCGCCTCGCTTGTTGCCCCGACGACGTGTTCGGTGTTGCCGATCCAGACGTAGGCGAGGCTGCCCAAGTTGGGGCGGGTGATGCTAGCGGGTGTCTGCTGCATAGTCGTATGGTAGTTGAGGTTTCTTACCTCAGATGTTTGGGGTTTGTAAATCTTGGCACCCCTCTGGCTGCGGGGAAGGGGACGCTAGCCAGAGGGGGAGAGACAGCCACTTGTCTCATCAGCGGCGAGAAGGGGAGCCGCTGCCAAGTTGAGCAGGCACACCCTACCTGCGTGCGCCTATGGTAGCAGGCCTACGCGCCTGTGTCGGACCCGCTGGTGTTGCGGATTCTTCCGAACTTGCGTGCCTTCTTGAGTGCTTCCGCCATTCCCTTGCGGTAGTCGACTCCGGCGTCCATGTTGACGACGGTGATCTTCGACCCGTCTTTGCGGTACTTGACTGTTCCGACTTTGTCTACCTTTTTTCTTTCCATGGTCATAGCATATCACCCCACGTTGTGTCATCGATAACGCGGTCGTCGATGTAGAGCATGTCGATCCACACTCGCTGGTATGCGCTGTGGTGGCGCTCGTCCTTGACGGAAGACTTGAAGTTATCGTAATCGATATCGTTAGCCATGGCTGCGAGCGCGTCTGCCCACTCCTTCTTGCTGCAGAGCAGGCGGTATCCGTAGTCAGCCTTCTCGTCAAGCCACCAATCAAGGGGCTTGTCAAGGACATGGGAGATGTTGACGATATCCTGCTCGCAGCGTGCGCGTACGATCAGTCCGTCGCTGTCGTCCCTGTTCTCTACTACTGAGAAGAATCCTAGTTTTGTCATTAGCCACATGGCTCTTCCTCCGGGTTCTGTCGGTAGTAGATGCTGAGCATCAGGTCGGGCAACTTCTCGTCGCCGTCCTGCGATGCCTCGTACAGTGCGCGGTTCTCCTCGGGGGTGAGGTCGTCTGCGTCGACGATCAGCATGTCGTGGGCTGCGCATCCGCCGTGCGAATGATCAGCCATGTTATACCACAATATATTCTTAGCCATCTTTTTGTTCCTTCCTGTCGGGGTGTTGACCACCCCCGCCCAGAGTGATGGATAGTCGGGCGGGGGTGGATTCGGTTAGGCGCTGAGCGCCACTGCCACGCTGCGATCCTTGAGCGTGGTGGTCTGGTTGGCACCGAGCAGGTTCTTGTCGATGAACTTGTCGTCGGAGCGGTGGTTCTTGCTCCAGTCGACGTACTCGGCGACGGCCTGCACGAAGCCCCACTTGGTGTGCTTGATGTTGGCGAGGTTGTCGACGTCCCATGCTGCGTGGATGGCATCGCGTGTGTTCTGTGCGATGGTCAGTCCGCGCGTGCTCTCGTCATCCTTCGGGGTCGGGAGCGGGACGAGCATCTCCAGCATGCGGTCGAACGAGATGCGGTTGATCGGCTGTGCGATGAGCGTGTCGCCGAGCGTCTGCAGTTCGTCGAAGTAGGCGTTGCTGAAGCCGAGCATGTCGCGCGCATCGCGTACCTTGTCGGTCACGTTCGGCGTGTGCCTACCCTTCCACATGTTCTTGGACTCTTTCATGCTCCACTGTAGCGTGTTCTGGCAGACCACTCGGATCGGCGTGGTGTAAACGCTGAGTGCCGTGTTCCCGTCGTGCCCGTTGCAGAGGGTGACGAACGGGTCGATGCGCTCGTCGGGGTCGCCGCCGATCAGGATGTCCCTGTTCAGGCGGGCGAGTGCCCAGATCTTGCGCCCGTTGTAGAGGCTACCGGCGGTGTGGTAGTGCGCGTCTCCCTTGCCGATGATCTCGTCGAAGAAGTCGAAGGCGTCGACGTTTTGGATCACCTTGTAGTGGGGTGTCGCGATACCGAGCGCCTGTCCTGTATCCATGCGGACGTTCGCTACCTTGTTGTGGACCTCTGTCTCGGTGTAGTCGTCGGGCTCGTTACCGTACTCGTCGATGTTGTCGGCCCCGATGTGAACGTAAATGGGGTGCTGCTCCACCGTCCAGTCTAGTCCGGCTAGGCGGATGGCCTCTGCGCTGGTGACTACGTCCTCGTCGATGACGGTGCCGAGGCGGTGCCATGCGGGCTCGCGGTTTCCGTAGAACGCCTTGTCGTGCTCCATGATTGCGTGACTCATGTCGTGCTCCCTTCGTTGGTGTGGTGTAACCGTATCACGATTGTGGCTACGGTTTTGTTCGGGTTTTGTAAGGGGCGCCCGGCGTGATTGCCGAGCACCCCCTCGTGCTAGTCCTCTTCGACGTGCGTCACTTCGGCGTCGTAGTACTCCACCTCTGTGTCGATGGAGTCGTAGTGGCTCACATCGATGGTGTCGACACGTCCCAGCGCCTCGTCGCGGGCGTCGTCCTCTCCGTTCGCCTCCACCTGAAAGGTGATCGTGACGGGAACGCTGACGGTCACGTTGTACGTTTTCGTCAGGCTGATGCCGACGAGGTCGCGGACAATGTCGACGCGGTCGTCGTTGCCGTCGGCCCAGTTGCGGAGGTCGTCGATCCAGTCCGCCTCGCAGTCCTTCGCGAAGGGTGCGAACACGTCCGCGATCAGGCTGCGGAGCATGCCGATGGTGTCGTCCTTGCGCATGCTCCCCTCCTTGAGCAGGTGGATCCTACCCTTGAGCAGTTCGATATCTCCGCGGAGAACCTCCGGGTCAGCGGTGTCGGTGGTGGTGGTGTCGGTGTCGGTCATGGTGTAGATCCCTTCTCGTGGTGTACTTACAGTGTGCCACAAGATTGTGGCTTGATTTGTAAATCCTTTGTAAGGATTACTCGGCGTCGTCCGGGTAGTCGTAATCCCCGGCATACTCATTACGCATCGCCGTACTGTGCGCCTCGGTGATGAGTCGGCGCAAGAACCATATATCCTCTCGGCTAAAAAAGTCGTATGAACTGAGGGATAAAGCGGTCAGTCCGTCGATGATGGCGGCCATCTCTCGGATGGTCAGTGTGTCGGCGATGATGTCGTGCCGCTTCTCTGTACTCATGTGCACCCCTTCTCTTGGTGTAATCACAGTATGCCACAAGATTGTGGCTCTAGTTGTAAGGATTTTGTAAGGATTACGCAGCCTGCAGGAACCCGTGCCGCGTACCCTTCTGCCCGCGCATGCGTCCCTTCGCGCGGAGCCCTACAATAACGCCGCCCGGATCAGTAAATCGGAGGTCGTGCGCATCGCCGTCGACGACGGGGTAGGTGTCGCCCCATGGTGCCGTCCACGTTGCGGGCAGCGGTGCCCCCTTGCGCGTCGCGAATACCACGGCCACCCTGTAGCCCGCGTCTAGGTAGCGGCGTGCTGCTACGCCATCGCCGCCGGGATACGAATACGTCGTATCAATCCCGTGCTCTGCCGCGTCAGGCGTCGGCCGCTTGGTGTAGTCGTACAGGACGCAACCCTCCGCGATAGCGTGCGCTACCACCTCGGGGAACTTGCGGTGCCAAGCGATGTCCGAGGTTCCGTTCAGGCGCAGGGCGGGTGTCAGACCGTGGCGGCGTGCGCGTCGCGCGTGCGCGGTGATCTCCCGACATAGCCGCGCGCTGAACCCTTCCGGGTCTAGGATCATCGCCGCCGTGCGACGGATCCGGCTAGCCTGAATCGTGTTCCACCCGCTAGCGTCGAGGCTGATACCACCCCTGCCGCTAGTGTTCAGGCATCCGGCGGTGCACTCGGCACTAGCCCACGGGCAGACATTCGCGCCTGACATTGTCGCCGGTGCGAGGTGCAGGACGGCGGGCAAGTAGCCCATATCCGCCGCGCCCTTCGCCACCTTAGGGTTCGTCGTGGTGAGCAGGGATCCTGTCCCCTTCACCGGGTAGTGCGTATCGATTGCGGCTACCGTCGCGTTGACCGCGCGTAGCACTAGATTACTGTAAGCCATTCCGATTCCCCTTCGTTCGGTGTAGTCACACTGTACCGCACGATTGCGGCACGATTTGTAAGGATTTTTTATGGGTTACGGGCTGAGTAGCCCCGCCGCCTTGGTCTCCCTGCGCCATTTCGCGGCCGCGTTGCCGTAGTCCTGATACAGGCTATGAATGGTGCCCCACGCGTGCAGACTCATGGTCTCGCCGAGCACCTCCTCGGTGTAGCCCAACTTCGACATAGCGTCGCATGCCGCATCCATCGCATCTAGCGCCCGGTTCAGCGCGTACGCGGCTTCTCGGTATTCCTTCGTGATCATCCTGCACCCCTTCTATTGGTGTAGCCACATTATACCGCACCCGAACGGTGCAGTTTGTAAGGATTTTGTAAGGATTCGAACACACTCGCCGGGTCTAAACGCGGGCACACTTCTCCCTTCCTCCTGCCCTCCGGGCGCACTCCGAACCGCCTAGCCAATCCAATGGGGGGTGCCGGGAATCGAACCCGGCAAGGCCAGCCACCCCCCACGCGCCTACCCGATACGCAGCACCCGGCACGCCTCTCGCGCCTGCTCGCGCTCCTCCGGCGTCAGCACCTCCCCCGCCTTCAGCCGCGCCACGAACGCCGCTAGACGCTTCTCCACCGGACTCATGCCGCCACCGCCATACGCGCCGCACGCTGCGCCCACTTCTCCCGCGAACCCTGCCGATACCCGCCGCGCTTACCGTGCTGCGACTTCCCCACCGGCCGCACCTTGCACGCCCACGCAGGCACCCGCGCATCCGGCAAAACCGTAACCGTGAACACGCGACCATCGATCACGCGGAACCCCGCACCCGCAGGCACCGGCACGCCGTCACGCTGAACGCCCACGAACCGGCCACCCGCACCGCGCAGCATCACGCCGCCACCGAAGGCAGGCACCCCCGTAGGGGCGATCATGCCTGCACCCCCAATCCCTGAACCGCAACGCGGTAGCCATTGTCATACGCCCGTTCGATCAGCACAACTTCCCCGCGGGTCGCGCACGCATCGAACGCCTGTAGCAAACGTCCGCCCCAATAATCCAAGGCCGCACGATCCTGCGAACCGTGGTACAGCCGGGCACAAGCGAAACCCGCCTTCCACCCCTCCTGCTCCCGCAACGTCTGTTCGTCGTTCTTCGTCATACCGCACCCCTTCCATTCGGTGAAACCACACCATACCACACCCCAACCCCCCCAAACCAAACCCTTACACAATCCTTACAACCCCACCATGCGGAGGGGATGAGAAGGTACGCGCGCGCGACGCCAACGCCCGAGCGAGAACCCCACCCGACGCGCCCGACCATGTACCCATCCTCGGGCTTGTTTTTTTGTGGGTAAGAAGATTGTGTAGGCTGCTTCTTGCGTTGATTGGATGGGTTTTCTTTGCCCCTCCCTAGCCTTTTGGCTAGCCAACGTCCGTTTAGCGTGCTTGTTGTCCCTGCACGATCCGACCTGTCCGTTTCCGGGGTGTGGTCTGGTCGTCTGATGGCGATCCGTGGTGCGGTGTTCGCGTCAGTGCTCCGACTAGGCGTGCTGGTTCTGTGTGCTTGACCCTTGAGCGGGGGTTGTTGCGTTGTTGTTCTAGTCTAGCGCGTCTTTGCCATGTCGATGATTCTTTTGTGTGTGTACATTGCACTGTATGTATGTCGTGTGTATGTACATGTTCGACATATCGTGCATTTGTTCGATTTTTCGTGTATTGTCACGATAATGAAGAAGCAGATGCGTACATACGGTATGTACGAAGAAGAATTGCGCCAGTTTAACGAGGCTCAGACCATTCGTCGCGGAAAAAAGAAGGATGGTTATCCTCCTTCGTATTTTGCTGATGCGTTTGAGTACACGCAGCCGAGGCGTAATAGTCGTGGTTGTGGCGACGTAACCGTTATTAACCAGAACACTGGCGAGGTAAAGAAAGTTCCGGCTGATGAAGTCACGCGTGTGTATCAGCATTATCGTGGACAGGCTGGTGGGCGCTATGCTTTGCGTACAGATCGTATTGATCTAGCCGAAGAAAGCGCGTAATGGTCAGCGAAGAAACGGAAGAGAAGTATTTTGGCGAGGACGCTAAGCAAAGCATCCTAGAAATGGCCAAACGACCTATTGCTCTGCTGACTATTGCCCAGTCGCATGGCATTCCACCATCCACGCTTGCTAATCGCGTAGAAGAAGAGGACGAGTTTGCCCTCGCGTTTCAGAAAGAACGAGCAAACATTCAGTCAAAGATCATTGATCAGGTGATGGAGAAGGGTGATGGTGATTGGCGCATGTGGTTCCAAGTCGCAGAGCGCCTATTTCCCAGTGGTTACGCCAAAGAAAAAGCCAACACGATTAAGATTGAGGCTTCAGCGTTTGATTGGAACCAGTTGGGCCGCTTGACGGAGAAGGATCTTCCAAAGCGCGAAGTCAAGCACATCGAAGCAGAAAGCGTAGAAGTCAATGACTGAACCATTCGACACGAATCGTGACCCGGGCGACGAGCAACCGCCCACTAAGGGCAAAGATTATTACCTCGTACTAGACAAAAACGGATGTCTGGATATCCCAAACGATCAGGAAACTGATGTCTCGTCAGATTGACGCACAAGAAAAACGCCGCAAACCCAAAGCCGGATCCAAAGCACGACTCGTCAACGATCTTCCAAATGACCAGTTTGACCTCCGAAAAAAAATTCTTTTGGATCCCGATTGGATTTACCCAAATCTTCTGGGAATGCAGCCGTGGAGCAAACAGTGGGAAGTAATCCGTAGCGTCAGAGACAACAAGCGCACCGCTGTACGCTCATGTCACGGCTCCGGCAAGACGGCTGTTGCCGCCGCCGTCGTCCTAGAGTTCATGCTACAAGGGCCATGCCGAGTGATCACTACTGCCCCAACGTGGTCGCAGGTTGAACAGTTGCTCTGGCGAGAGATCGCGCAACGTCATCGACATATTGATCCCGCCTTCGGAAAACTCTTCAAGACGCAACTTGAAATAGCCCCAGACTGGTTCGCCATCGGACTCTCCACTGATACTCCGGAGCGTTTTCAGGGCCACCACGCCCCCAGAATGCTGCTGGTAGTTGATGAGGCGAGTGGTGTAGATGACGCTATCTACGAAGCCTCCGAAGGATTCCTTACCGCCGAAGGCGCACGCGTCCTCCTTATCGGAAACCCGACCCGTACTGCTGGAACGTTCTACCGAGCGTTCAAACCAGATTCTGGATGGCATAGAGTACACATTAGCGCATTCGACACGCCGAATTTTACGGGCGAAGAGGTACACGAAAACGCAGCACGCGCCCTCGTCACACCAGAATGGGCAGCAGACGCAGCAACACAGTGGGGGCTAGACTCGCCCGCTTACAAAATCCGCGTACTAGGAGATTTCGCGGAAACAACGGGCCGCCAATTCTTCCAATTCCTACAGAACCTCGCCTATACCGACCCCAAGAAGAAGGGGCGCATGCTGGGCCAACCCGTAAAAGGTGGAACCGTCCGCTTCTACGACGACACAAGCGGCCCAATCAAGATCTATCATCACCCAGTCAAAGATCGACGCTACATCGTCTTTGCCGACGTAGCCGGAAGTGTTACAGAAGACAATTATCAGGCCCGCGTAACAAATTATGACTCAACTGATGGCTCTGACTACGCCGCCGCAGTCGTAATTGACGCAGAAAACGGTCAAATCTGTGCCGAATACCACGGACGCCCAGCACTAGACGAGTACGCAGAAGAACTAGGCCGCATCGCACACACATACAACAAGGCACTACTAGCCGTAGAGCGAAACAGCATGGGACAAGCCGTCCTACTCATGCTAACCACAACATACAACTACCCAAACTTGTACAGGCCAAGGCATATGAACAGCACAATGCCATCAATGGACAAGAAAATTGGCTGGTCTACCAACTCTGCTACTAGGCCACGCATGCTTAGCGCACTACAAGCCCAGATCCGTGATCATCCAGAAACAATCTGCAGCGAACGCCTAATTGACGAGTTGCGCACGTTTGTATACGACAAGCGTGGACGCGAAGGCGCTGATTACGGGTGCCACGACGACATGGTAATGGCCGCTGGCGGAGCATTCGCCGTTATGCAAGAAACGATGTACAAGCCAATTGACCTCAGGCCGCAGCGGCGTAGCAGATCTACTACAACCATCACAAAACGCGCACCACGCGTCTGATAAAGTTAAAATATGTCTGAAAGTACTCCAGCATGGCAGCGCAAAGAAGGAAAGAATCCTTCTGGTGGTCTAAATGCTGCTGGACGCGCGGCGTACAACAAGGAGAATCCCGGAAAGCCGGGCCTAAAGCCGCCAGTAAAGCGTGCGCAGGCAGCGCGTTCTCCACAGCACGCTGCTCGTAGGCGTTCTTTCTGCAGTCGCATGAGTGGTATGAAGAAAAAGTTGACCAGCGCAAAAACAGCAAAAGACCCTAACAGCAGGATCAACAAATCGTTGCGTGCGTGGGACTGCTAGTCCGTAATAGTACTGATATACTTTTAAACTATGTCGGGAAATCTTCCACCTACGAATTATCAGAAGTTGGTTGCAAAACTTCGTGCTCGTGGAGTCCGCGATCCGAAAGCCCTTGCTGCTAGCATTGGAAGAAAGAAATACGGCAAAGCAACTTTTCAAAAAATGGCCGCAGAAGGCCGGAGGAACAAGTAATGGCAACTCGCCCCGCCCCGGCCAGCCGCAACAAGAGCGGTAAGGCTGCAAACAAGAAGACTGTCGCGAACATGAACAAGATCAACAAGACTGTTCAGTCCGCAACGAACAAGATGGGCGCTCGCCCGTCTGCCGTTAAGAACTTCCTTAAGAAGTATTCGCAGGGGATGCGATAATGGCCATCATGCCGCCCGCTGAAGGCGCTCCGATGCCCGGCCCCGCTATGGGCGCTCCCGGTATGGAGCCCGCGCCCGCTGCGCAGATGATGGCCCCGCTTGCAATGCTCGCTCAGCAGCAGCAGCAGGCAGTTGCGGCCCAGCAGCAGCAGCAGATGATGATGCGCGAAGCAATGAAGCAGCAGATTCTGCGCCTTGTCAGCATGATGCCGATGGCGAATCCCGCTGGTGTCGCTGCTCGTACTGAGCCGCTTCCTCCGTCGATGGGAGAGAACGATATGTCTCCGGATGAGAACGAGAACGCCATGGGTGACATGGCTGAAGATCAATCTGAGGAGATGATGTCGTAATGCCTATCAACAATTTTCAAGCCAAAGACGCTTCGCTACCGTCCTACACTCGCGCAGTAGCAATTACCGCAAACGATTCGACTGATCTTGTTGAAACGACACGCGCAATTGTTGTTGATCACGCTTCGTCTCAGCATGCTAACGTGAGCGTTATTCTCAAGGATGACACCACTGCTGTCACAATTCCGATTCGCGTTGGTCTTGCTTTCCCGATTCGCGCAACGCGCATTCGCGCGACTGGCACCAATGCTAGTTCGATTGTTGCTCTATACTAAATCTTGTGATTGAAGGCGACCAGAGAGAACT